TGAGCATCCTCATAGATAGAACCGGGTCCTGATGTGGCCAAAGCTGAGACTAGCGAGTACATATCTGTGGCCTCTGATGATCGTGCCATAAGCTCGTAATCGCCAGGTGTATCAATACTGCCCAGCCCTGAGTTTTCAGCATTTGCCCAGGTAGTCGCTGGGTCATAAGTAGCCCAGGTTAAAGCTGCGGGCACTTCAGCCCAGGTGTTAAATAAAGCCTCGCTGAGAATTGTGTAAATCTGATTGCCGTCATAATCTTTTGAAAGTACGCCATCAGTTAAGGTTTTAGGCAGTTTAGCCAAAGCGCCTAGCGCAGTAATCTTGATTGACTCGTTAACGCCGCCTGTGCCGGTCGATGAGACTTCTACCATCGAGTCAGTGACGTTACCGCCGAATATGTCCACATATGTGCCAGCTGAGTTTTTAACCCGGATACTCAGGCCATCATTTACATCGATGGTGATAGGTGTCAGATTCAGATTGATAATCTCGACTGTGGCATAACCTGCGCGGGGTTGGCTATAGATATCGGTACGGCCTGAGACGATTGTAAGATTTGCCAGGGTTAGATTTGTGTACTCGACCCCATTGATATTTAACTGCCACTCAGGTGTCCACTGGGTCATAGCGTAAGCGCCGCAGCTCCTAGTGCGCCTCGACCGTATGAACGGTTAAGTACATCGATGACTGTACGGGCTACGCCTTCAGGATCGCCAGCCACACCGATATTGATAGTAGGTGCGACTGTTGTACCAGTCTGTACATATCCAGCCGGTGCGCCCCCGATGGTGACTGTCGGTGTATATGTGGCCATTGATGCGGCAGCCTTAGATGCCGATGCAGCCGCTGATGATGTGCCTGATGTTGAGCCTGATACTGATGGTGTACTGACTGTTGGCAACTTAGGCACGGTCACTGATGGCACTGATGAGCTTGATACTGTAGGTGCTGAAATTGTTGGCTTAGATATTGTCGGTACGTTTGGCAGTAATGGCACTGCGTTATAGGCGCGAATAAGGGCATTAATGCCATCGATTGCCCCGCTGATGAGTCCGTTAATAACTTTGACCACGCCAGCGATTACATCGATTACGCCACTGGCAACCTTGCCGACTACCTGGAGCGCCCCGCCTAATACTGTGCCGATAACTGGCGCAAGATACTGAGCGATGTAGCCGCCGAATTCTTTAAAGGTATCCAGGTTATCGCCGATAGCATTTTTGATATACCCAAAGGCTTTAAGTAGGCCGTTAATGATTGGGGTGAAGGTGTTGACGATGATATTACCCAAAGTAGTAATCGCACCGCCGATGCCGCCCTTATCAAGCCCGAAGCCGCTAGACATAGCATTAATGGCAGGCAAGGCGATTTGGTTGATGAACTTCATCAGCTTTTCAAGGATAGGCAATAGTGCAAATCCGATAGTCTCTTTAGCCTCATCAAATGCAATTTGCATACGAGCGATACGGCCTGAATAGGTATCTGCGTTGGCCGCAGCTGCGCCGCCAAATAAATCTGTTAGCTTCCCCTGCACGTCAGTAAATGACATGGTTTTAAGTTCAGCTGATGATAGGCCGATGCCTAATTTGCCCAGGGATGCAGTGTTGCCGTCATAGGCTTTACCCAGCGCATTTGCCACTGTCTCCAAAGGCTTGCCTGTAGCTGTAGCGACATCGAGCGCGGTTTTAAGTAAATCCTGTGCCTGGGTTACGTCTCCAGTGGATCGTGCAAGTCTGCCCAGTGCTGGGCGTAATTCATCATCGGCTACGCCTGTGGCCAGCGATGTCTGCAAAATAAATTGCTCAGTAGCTGCGATAGCTTCTTTGGTTGCTCCTGTAGCGTTTTCGAGTGCTAGGGCTAACTGGGTTTGTGCCTTCTCATCAGCGATGGCGGCCTTAACGCCTTCCACACCGATTTTGATTGCGTAAGCACCAGCGGCAGCGGCCGCAGCTGCAAGCGCAGCGCCGACCACTTTACCGGCCTTAGTCATCTTATCGCCGAAGGTATCTACGTCAGCCGTAGCCGCCTTCAGTGACTTATTGAGGTTATCGACATCACCCAGGATGGTGAGTTTTAGCGTTCTACTGCCGGCCATTAATCGAACCTCTTAACTATCTCAGAAAATCCTTGTTCCCATCGCTGGATGATTTCAGGCTGAACACTGCGCAAAGTTGGATATATCCACCATCCACGCGAACCGCGACCCTCACGACCTGACCATACTGGGAACTGCTTAAACTTATTCGAGCCAAATTCTGCCCCGCCCCAAAGGTCACGTGTGGTTGCACCACCGCTGAATTTCTGCGCCGCGAACCCGTAGGAGATTTCGCCGAACTTGGATGATTTAGAAACTTTTGAACCGTCAGCGATTCGAGTTGATACCTTTGGGATGGCTCGGGTTGCACGTGCTGCACTCTTAACCTTATCCGATACGAACTCTGCAAGGGCGTTGGATTTTTCTTTGGCTTGCGCCAGTGCTTCCTCATCCATAGCTTTAAAGGATCGAGCGATGGCACGTAATTCAGCTTTGTCATAACTGATGCCCTCACTTGCCATCGGCTCGCCTCTCTAATATCTCCAGTGCTGTAAGTACATCCTCAGCACTCACAAATTCGCTTGTCGGTAATCCTGTGGTGATTGCCAAATCCCAAAGAATTCGGCTCAGGCTTCCGACTGGGTAGCTTTTGGGTTTGCCTCGCCTACTTCGACATTTGCGACTGTCTCAGTCCAAATTTCGAGTGACTTCACTGGCTTACCAGCTGCCTCACGCTTCATAGCGTGATACGCCAAAAATACTAGGTCTGATAGGCCTATCTTTTCCTGCGCCTGGCTGATGATGTTGCCTGTGGCTTTTTCCCACTTTACCCACTCAGGTGGGGCTGCCACATAAGTGGCAACCTCGCCCGAATTGAACTCGATTGTAATTGGTAGTTTCATTTTTGCTCCCGCTGTCTAGTTCTAGCTAAATGTTTCGGTTGGTGTGCCCACGACTGTAAATGATAAATCTACTGTCTGTGCATCAGGTGCTGTACCGCCCACCGCTGGGAACACTGGCATTACGTTAAACGCAAAGACTGCGCCTGATACTGCCGTTAGTGATACCGCTAGTGTGGTGTTAGGTGCAGATTCGCAAGCTGTCCAAAGCGCTTCGCATAGCGATCCTGAAGCGCCCCAGTCGGCAAGCATTGACACGTCAAATGTCCATTGGTCATCGATGTGCTTGTATGCCTTGCCATCGAGTGTTTGGTATGTCTCGATAGTAGGTGAGTTAGCGAGTGTTGCTGATGTCGCTTGTGCATCGTAGTTAGTGCTCGCGATCGTCAAAGTTAGATCGCGACCCGTGATGATCGTTGTTGGCACTTTTGCTCCTTAGTTTGTCTGTGTGTAGGTCGTGCTTACGTTGATGTCTGCGCAAAGCATGGTACTAGCGCCTACTTCAAGTGGGGTTGGCTTTTCTACATTACCAACCACATATCCTGCGGGGATGGCCGCAAGAATTCCCATTATGAGCTGCTCCAAGTTATCCAGGGATGCAGGATTGCTGTTATATGACACGATTGCTGTAATCGTAAAATTTGCCTTGACTTTGATAGTCGCTTTGTTTATGAGTTGCTGCTCCAGGTAAGGCGAAGCTGGCACGATGACGATTGCCGGTGGGATTGGAGCCTCAGGCACTGATGGGTAACAGGTAGCCGCCAGCGATGTGAAGGCATTAGCTAAAGTTGATCGTGTACCCGCTAGGGTTGAAGCCGTCATTTATTGACACACTGTCTCGACATCGAGGAACGGCATTAATAAAGTTGATACGCGGTTAGTCAAGCTGCGACCCATGCGGTATGGCGTGCTGGCAAAATCCACGCCTTCAATTTGGCCACCAGCTGCTACGCGTGACTGAAATACCTCGACTGATACTGCCAAAATTGCTGACTCTATTGCATCGTTGCCTGCGTAAATCTCAGCGGCTGAATAACCTGAAAGTGTGGCTGTGCCAGCTGGAATGATGTCGCGCACTGTCACATCGGCGTTTGTGATTGCAGCTGTAAAGTAATAGCGGCGGTTCATCGCATCAGTGTTGTTATGTTTGCCTGTGACTGTCACTGTCGCGCTAAATGGCGCAGGAAGCCCGGCAACTATTACAGATTGACCCGCGACAAAATAATGCTCGCGCTGGGTGTAATAGGTAGCGACATTTGCTGTCAGCTTGTAAGCATTGACCGCTGAAGTATTAGCGACCAGCATTGGCAGGATTACTGCCTCGCTAGTGTTGATGATTTCGTTTAAGTAATCGTTACTGTATAAGGATTCACTCACGCCCAGCACTGATCGCAACTGTGCGGCTGTGACTATGCTGGGCATGAGTGTTCCTTTCGTTCGGCTCGGCCAGCACGGGAGCGCACTGGCCGATGATTAGTTATTAGGCCTTATTAACCTTAAACGCGCCTGCACCGATCTTGGTCGCGATTGCGCCATATCCGTACATTGCGACAGAGATTTGACCTGTAGCGATTACATCAGCGCGGAGCTGATAAGTTGGTGATTCGTACCATGTGTAGGCATCAGGATTGATGACAAGGATTGAACCATCTGTGTCAGTTGTTGCAGCTGTGTTGGCTGTGACATAAAGATCGAGGCCTGCGATGTTGCCGCGAACTGAATCAGGGCGAACTACGCCGCCAGCGTTTGATGGCTGTGATGCGTTGTAGATTGGGCGGCCGCTGTCGTTAAGTGACATGACATTGCTCCACTGGGATGTGTTCATGACGATATTGCGAGCAAATCCCTGTGTGCCTGCATAGACAGAAGCTGCACCGCGAGCGATGAATCCGAGAAGCTCGGCCGCTGTTGGATATGTTGAGATTGTTGTCGCATCAGCTGATGCGCCTGAAATAAGTGCAGCATTTACAGCTGTGTCAGTTGCCTTTGCATACTGTGCAGCCATGTTGCGCATCAATTCATCGATGAAGAGTGGTGATGAGCGGTCGAAAAGTTCAACGGAGAATGTTTGAGATCCGCTGTACTTCTTAACACTCACGCTCAAGAATTCAGAGTTTTGATCGACATCAGCAAGTGTGCCGCCTTCAGCTTCTTCAGTTACTGATGGAAGCTGTGTGATCTTTGGAATCTCGAAAGTCATACCAGCATCAGGCAATTTGCCGCGTCTGATTGCATCGATGTTTGAGCGGGTTGCGTTTGCAAGGCCATTGATGACTGTTGTCAATTGGCGTGTAGGAATCAAGCCAGCGTTATCTGTAGTATCCGCTGCGGCTGCGATGTAAGAGCGAGCCTCTTCTGATCCGAGTGCTGCCTTGATTGACATTTCCAGGTGCTTAGGCGCTGAAAAGTCTAGGCGTGGCTTTGTGTATGCAACTGCGTGTGCAGCTGCGGTGATTGACTTCGCGGCTTCGACCGACTCTACGGCTTCCGCGTTTGTGACGGCGTTTTCCACTTCGTCTCCTTCTGTTGGTTGGGTTTCTTCTGCATCCTCGGTGGATTCAGAAATTTCGTCATCGCCTTCTGTAGCTGCTACGCGCTCAACGCGTGCCGCATCAAAAGCGGGGTTATGTGTGAGTGCAACGCCTACGAGCTGGGCGGCGCTAACTACCATCGTGCCATCCTCGTTATAGGCAAAATCTGTCGCTTCAGCTTCTACTGAAAAGCCATCGCGCAAGCCATCCATCGCTTCAACGAGTGCATCAGTGCCAGCGGATGTTTGGCTAATCTTAAATGTTGCGGTCATGCCAGTTTCATCGGCAGACATCTCAAGTGTGCGACCGATAGGGCGCGCAGAATCATGCTCCAGGTTGAGCTTGACAGAAGCTGGCTCGATTGAACCTGCCTTGAATAGCACTTTGCCAGTTGATGCATTTGCAGCTACATCAAAAGCCACGATCTGCCCAGTGATGGTGCGTGATTCTGAATCGGCCGCAGTGATGCGCATAGGTGTTGTGATTTTCATAGGAGCAAGTCCTCTTCCTCTCTAATTTCTTCGACCGACATTGCGCCGATACGATTGAGAATTTCATAAACCTGCGCACGCTCCAAAGGATTGCCACGCAAGAAGTCATCGACATCAAATCGGACATCTGTACCCGCTGGCACAAAATCCGCAAAGCTCATGCGCTGTTCAATCACTGTCATATAATTTCTGAAAGCAAAGTCCACAAGATCGCGGCGCTTGTCCAGCGCATTGCTATATGTGAAGGTTGATTGCTGTGCATCGACAAAGTAGGCAGGCACGCCAGTGGCGCGCGCTAATTCCAACGCCACATAATTGCGCGCTTCATTGAGTTGAATTGATTTAGGATCAAAGCCCAAAGTTTCAAGCGTTACATCTGCATTTAAAAACGCAGTAGATTTATTTGCACGCGCTGTGCGCCAGGATGATAGAAGCTTGGCAACGCGGTCGGCCGGCAACGATGTGCCATTTGATTTTAATATCATTTGAGGAATTGGCTCAACTGCAAAATTCATCGCAGCTTTTTCAAGTGCTGCCGCAGCTTTAATCGTGCGACCTGCACGCGCAAGTAGCCCCTCTGATTCGCCAGCAAATACCACAAGATTTTTTGGATCGACATAAACGCCATCTACAAGATACGCGGTGACTTCAGTGCCATTCTGATTTGTCTGAAGGCTTACGCGTTCAGGTGCAATGCGCTCCATCGCGCGGATTCTTCCTGTGTCTGCATAGCGCTCTGTTGCGTATGCATAAGCTGTAGGGTGGAAAAATAAATCTGAAATCAACCACGCCCAAAATACTGATCCTGCAATTCGTGGATCAGGTTGATTGATAACGCGTGGTGATTGCACCTTTTCGCCTGTAGCAATATCGCGGCACTGCATTGGAAGCGATGCAACTGTCTGAATGATTCCCAGTGATCGAGCGATGGTTGGCACTGTCATTGCTTCAGCGCGTGATGCGCTAGTTGCAGTTATTGCAAAAAATGGCGAAGCTTCCGGATATAGCGGCGCAAGCGAAGCTTCGACATCATTGACTTGAGCTGGAACGGCAGCCTTCGTCAATTGTGGTACAAAAGCATCGAAAAATCCCATGCCCAAATTTTAATAAGTGCGTAGCAATTAACCCACCATGATGTCAAGGTCTGTCTCTGGGCGTGTCGCAAAGTGTGTCACGAGTGCTGTGGCCACACTGGCGCACACTGCGGTGGCGCTCGCCCGTCTGCCTATGACCCAGCCGCCATCGCCCCTACGCAGCTGAACGGCCGACAGCATTTGTGCAGTCAGTTCAGGATTTGGCTTGTAGTGAAGCCGACCGCTATTGATCGCGCCCAGCATTTCATCACAGGCCTGCGGGTAAGCCGCATCCATGTCAAAGATTGCGATACCCGCTGGCGCAAGCCTTGCAGCCACCGCCCCAGCTGTGCGCCGCGAGTAAAGCACATATTCGAGCGGATACTTTCGAGCATAAGCCGCCAGGTCATTGGCAATTGCCTTGTCATCGAGCTGCAACTGATTTTCCCAGGTATGTAACAATTTGATACCAAAAGTCTCATCGCCCAGCTTCTGCGCTCCGACCAGGGCGGCAAATTTTCTGTCAGGCGATAGGTCGATTCCCAGCCAGGTTGATTTTTCTTCATCCAGGTCAAAGTCAGGGTCAGCACAGGCAGCCCACTTATTTGAGTCCACACAGCTCTGAATGATTGGCCATCAAAGGGGCTTGAAC